AATTTATCGTTTGTTGTTGTTTGTGTAAATATTGGAGGTGCCATGGATAATGATACACTCTCACTTGTAAGTTGAGAAAGTTTTTCTCGAACTATTTCTAATTCAGTTTCGGATAAAGTATCCCTACCTTCAATGAAACCCTCTAACCAATGTTTGAATTCGTTTGTGTTCATATTTTTAACTTTAGTTTTGTTATTACTTTAGTCTCTGTACCATAATCCTCACATAATTCTTTTATACGTTCTTTACCTTTTTTGGTAGAATAAAGAATTTTTAAGTATGTTTCAGCTGATAACATAGAAACCTCATAATGTTTTGCAACCAATTCAACCAACCATTTTTCATACTTATCAGCAGTTGCTGGTTTTATATACTTTAAGAACTTACGAGATTTTGGTAAGAAATCAATTAAACTAAGATACAAAGCCTTTGGTGGAACTTCCTGTAAATATGGTTGTAAATCAGCAATAGTTTCTACCCATTCAGGTTCCATAGAAAGAAATCTAAATATCATGTAGTTAGACCAAGTTTTTTTATCACTCTCATCTAACTTATCCCAATATTTAGGGTCTTGAAATTGCGTTATAGCCTTTATATGGTCAAATAGGGTAGCTGCCATTAAATTAATCTATTGATTTCGGTTAAACATCCAGCCATTGCTATTTCTTTATCAATGGAATGAAAATGATTTGTCTGTCCTTGAGAAAGTGCTATTACAATATTACCAATATTATCACCACCCCACTCATCAACAGTATCGTAAAGTAATTTGAATAAATCGGTAAAATCAGTAACTCTACTATCAATTAAAGTTTTTCTGATATTCATATACCGATTACGTGGGTCATCTTTTGATTTAAGAAGTTCCAATACCTTTACTTTATAATCGTTTTCTAAAAGATTTTGAGTATCTACTTGTAATTTTCCTTTGTTAGAGTTTAATTGACAGGTATTAATAATCTTTCTAATATCAGGATATCCTGCATCAATAATTGGTACCAAATCTTTTGGTTCAAATTGAATTTCTTCGTTGGTTAATATCTTAGATATTTGTACAGCAACATCTTTTTTAGTTGGAGGTACAATCTGAAATGATTGACAACGAGATTGGATTGGGTCAATTACTTTCTCAACATAGTTACAAGTTAAAATAAATCTACAATGTCCACTAAACGTTTCCATCAAGTTACGAAGGATAGCTTGTGCATTTTGAGTCATATAATCAAACTCATCAAGTATAATAATCTTCCATTTTTTAAATCCCTGCGATGATGCAAAGTTAGTAACTTTGTTACGAACTGTTTCTACATTGTTTTCAGATGATGCGTTTATAATCATATAATCACAATCAACCGATTTAACAATTAGTTTAGCTAATGTAGTTTTACCAGTACCAGCTCTACCATAAAGTAATAAATGTGGTACATCGCCTGTTTCCAAGTAACCCTCTACTTTAGATTTTAAATGTTCGTTACCTACATAATCTTCTAACTTAATGGGTCTGTAAGCTTCCACCCATAATGAATTATCTACTTTTTCTTCTTGTGTTTGTTCAAAAAATGCCATTATACTCCTGAGTTTTTTACATCTTTAAGAAAATCTACCAACTTCTCCATTTTGGTAATGATTGATTGTTTAGTATTCTCATCAATACCACGAACTGCAGATTGATTGATTTCTTTAATTAAATCTTGAATAGATGATGCTGCTACTAACAACCCATCTTCTTTAGAATTTAGATATGCATCTGAAATCCTATATTTTGTACATACATCTTGTAATCTCATAATTATTTTGTTTTATCTACCCACTTCGGATAATCTTTGTTCTTTAAAATCTTCCCAACTTACACCAATACCATCTACATAATATAAATGTTCTGGCTTTAATCGATTCTCATCGTGTAATTTAGAATAACGCTTGATTGCTTGTTTCTTCCACCATTTATTGATGTAATCATAACCTTCTTCAAACTTTTTCTTCATTACCAAATCACCTTCTTCTATTTCAGAACGAAGGAACTCTGGTCCATTCTCATACATCATTGCAAGATATACACCTCGTTTGAATCCATGGTGGTATTCTGATTGTTTAATACCACATTCTTTGAAGATTTGTCCAAGAATCTTTTGTTTGATACCACTTACAGGTCCACTAGCTCCTTCACCAGTACCCATACTTTTACCATTACGAATTCTTTCATTGGTAATAGCTTTAGCATACCACTCGGGTCTATTTTCCTTTATCCATTGATGCCATGGGTCATAAAACTCATCATCAGGTTTTAAAGAAATCTTACCTGCTGATTCTCCTAATGTTTTAAAGTGAGGAATTCCATTGTATTGTGAGTGAATACCATATAAGGAAGTTGTACCTACTGCAATAAGTGTTTGACCATATTTCTTTTTCCAAAATTCTCGAACTTCGGGAACCGTAGTCATCATTGCGGTAAGTTTACCTCCTAAAAAGTTATACCCTAATGGTTGTGTACAAACAATAGATGATGCGATAGTAGTGTAATTTAACTTACCCTTCTTAAATTTATCATCTTTACTCCAACCAATGTAATTATCTCTTACACCCATTGAAGTAACATCTGAAGCTAGGGATACCAAACCTAAAAGTTTACCACTTACCCTATCTTTAATAAAGATTTTCACATTACGACCTGGATTTGCGGTCCAACTCATAGTGTGAATCATCTTTCTAAGATAAGTCCATCTGGTTGATTCTTTGGCATCATCATCAACGATTTCAACATAAGGGTCTAACGCTTCAATTTCTTGAATTGTCAGTTCCTTATTGTTGATATCAGTTGGTTTCCATTGTACATCATAAAATGATGATAGAACAGATTTATCCCTAATCATAGAATCTTCTTGCAACTCCACCCACTTTTTATATAGAGTCTGCTCTTCAACGCTCATTGTCATTAGATAATTCATATTATCTATCAACTTACGTTTCTCATTCTCAAATATAAACTCAGGCTTTGCTGGTTCTGTATCCCAAAAGCTCATATTACTTAATCTCTACTAAATAGTAATTCGATGTGTAATCTCCTTCCGTAAATGCTACTTTAGCTAATCCTTGTGAAGATATTTGTAAAGATGATGTGTTAGAACCTTTGTTACTCATTAAGATAGCTTTAAGGTATTTTGCTGAGAATTGGATTGGTGAAACATCACCTTCCGAAGTAGATGATACTGAAATAGAAATTCTATTTGAGTTGATTGAAGAATATCCTAAGATTATTTCTCCTTTACCATCTTTACTTGTAAATGTAAATGTATCAGAATCTACTAATACTCCCTTAGATTTAATGAATTTGTTTACAAACTCATCATCTAATGTAATATCTACATCGAATGGTGGTAATGCCTTCAAATCAGGTACCGCTGGGATAACTGAAGGTGCTGCTAACATATACTGAACCTTTGTTCCTTTATCAGAGAACTTCAATGCTCCAGTTACTTCTTCTACCGAGATTGTATTATCCAATACACTAAGTAATCCTTTTAATTGTGATGTGGTATAAATACCAAACTCACCATTTGGGAATTCTGCACTTGTAACAGTTACATCTCCTAAAAGAGTTTTATCATCAGATATCATTCTAACTGAAAGGTTAGCACCATCTGATTTTACCATTACTGATTCTACTTCACCACCAAGGTTGTATCGGTTGATGAATCCATCTAATTTTTGTTTTTCCATAATTTAAATTTAATATAACTTTTATTGTTTTGTTTATCAAAGATACGAAAACTTGTTGGAGTATCCAAATCTTTTTGTGTTTTTTTACATCATTGGTATTTGAGGAATAGATTTTTTCTCCTCTGGTTTGTTAACTACCATACATTCAGTAGTTAAAATCATACTTACCACCGATGATGCGTTTTCGATAGCAGTTCTTGTTACTTTCTTCGGGTCAATGATACCAGCTTCGAACATATCTGTAAATACTTCGTTCTTAGCATCATATCCACCACCATTTTCTTTGATACGAGCGATGATATCATCTGAAATACCTACACCACAATTCTTTAAGATTTGAGATAATGGAGAAGATAAGGTATTTCTAATAATGTTGAATCCTTGTTGAAAAGAATCAGATTCATCTGCAGGAGCATCTCCGATTGTATCTTGTATTTTAAGTAATGCAATTCCACCACCTTCTACAATAC